TGATATAGGGATAAGGCGATCTTCCAATTATGGTAAATTCGGTAAAAACAACCCTAAGAGCTTTTTGGTTAATCAATGTGGTATGGATGGAAATATTATAGCTACTTTTCATGGTACTAGAGAGGCTGCAAGGATTACAGGTATAAATGGAGGTAATATCAGAAATTGTTGCAGGGGTGGTCAAGCGCATGCAGGCGGCTTTATTTGGAAATATGTAAACAACTAAAAATGGATAAAATAACAGGGGTTACATTTGCATATAACGCTATCTCACAGGACTATTGCCTTACCGAATCTGTGGCATCATTAAAGCAATTTTGCGATGAAGTGATAGTTCTGGATGCCGGATCAACAGACGGGACTAGCGAACTTATAAAGACCTTTCAAGATAAGCAAACAAGAATTATTCTTTGTGATAATGAAGAATGGAAACACCAACAGGGAAAAGAGAAGCTATCTTATTTTACAAACAAGGCATTGAAAGAAGTAAATACAGAATGGCAATATTATCAACAAGCTGATGAGATAACACATGAAGCCTCTTATTCTTTCATTAGAAATGCTATGAATGGAAATGCTAATGGGTATTTGATAACAAGGGTTAATCTGTGGGGCAATCCGTTTTTACAATTAAACGTTCCTTTAGAAAGAATGCCTTGTAGCCCTGAAGTAATTCGATTAACTAAACGTGGATACATGGCTTATGACGATGCTGAAAATTTAGGCTGTATGGCGGCAGGAGATTATATTAGTAATATAAGAATGTATCACATGGGGTTTGTTCGGGAAAAGAAAGCGCATAGAGCTAAGATAATTCACATGCAGAAAGAAGTGTTCCAATTCTCGGATTATGATCAAAAACTAAACCAATGTGAAACTTTTGACCCAGAATTGTGGTTTTCACATGACGATATTATCCCAATAAATGAGCCATTACCAATGTTAATCCAACAATGGGCAAAAGAAAGAGAATAAAAAAATCCCCGACTAAAATGGTAGTCGGGGGGTAATCCTAAAATGCTAACCCATAAAGAAAACTAAGTTCTATGAACCATTGCTTAGGATCTGTGCAACAGTAGAATCAGTATAATACTTTGTAACCGGTTGATTTAATCCTGTTGGAAGTAAATCAATAATAGCATTCATAGTAACACCGTTTGCGGTTGTGTTAATTGGTGCAGGATAAAATCGGCAAAGAGGGCCAGGTAAATTTTCAATTACGCCTTGTGTGGCTGGTGTTCCCAATACATTTTTAATATCGTATTGGTTGATTCGGTAAATGGACGCGGTAATGCGTCCGCCTGTTAGTGCCATTGTTTTTTTAATTTAATTTGTTGATTAATAATTGTTTATGCTAACTGAATGGCATCAGCAGCATGGTAAAAGTAAAACTATTTTATAAAAGCTACAACGTTTTAGTTAATGGCTATAAGATTTGTACACAAGGTTAATGCAGGCGATTTAATTTCAAGTTTGGCGGGGATAAAGCATGTATGTGAAGAAAAAGGCAAAGAGGCAATAATTTATCAGATGTTGAATAGACCCGGCGAATATTATTTAGGGGCTAAGCATCCCGTGGTAGATGAATCGGGAAACATGGTATGCTTTAATGAAAGTATGTATGGAATGATGAAGCCATTGTTAGAAGCACAGGGTTATATTGAATCATTTGAAATTTACAACGGGCAACAAGTAGACTACGATTTGGATGTAATAAGACAGGATATTTTTTGCGGCGCGCCTAATTTCCCTTTGCAAAAATGGGCATGGATGGCTTATCCAGAAATGGCATGTGATCTTTCTAAAAACTGGATTGAATCTTATTCTACTGATTATATTTTTGGGAATAAAGAAGGAGAACCATTGTGGTATCAAGCTGCCCGAAATATCGATCATGGCAGAATAATGATAAATTTTACAGAACGCTATCGCAACTATAATATCAATTATTATTTTTTAAAGAAATATGAAAGTGATATATGGTTTGCCGGAGTAAAAGAAGAACATGAGTTGTTTTGCAAAAAATGGGGGTTGAATATCCCTATCTTAATTGTAAATGATTTTAAGGAATTGGCGATGGCTATTAAAGGATGCAAATTCTTTTTAGGGAATCAAAGTATGTGCTATCATTTAGCGCAAGCAATGCACGTCCCACGTATTTTGGAACTTTACCCTCATGCTCAAAACTGTACTAACTTCGGAGCGAATGGATATGAATTTTACAATACAAAAGCCGCTCAATATTACGTAGAGAAACTATTTAACCAATAAATTAAGTAAATTCATTTATGATATTAGAATCTAATACTAAACAAGGAAAACTTGCACATATCGAAGGTAGGGTTGTTGTAAAAGTATGGATGCAGGAAAAAAACCACCATACGTTTTCGCATGGTCTTACTATTCGCTTGGAGAGGCAGTATGACAACTTCAATCGTCGCGAAACAGAACCAATACAAGGAACAGTAATAAGCGGAGAAAATATTCCAGAAGGAGCCATTATTCTTTTTCATCACAATGCCACTCATGCTAATCACGAAATATTTAATGCAGGAAATTTAAGTGGTGAAAAAATTGCGTCACAAGTTAAATATTTTTCTATACTCGAAAAAGAATGTTATGCATGGAAAATGCCAGATGGAGAATGGCAACCAGCAAAAGGATTCGCATTTGCATATAGAATCTTCAAACCTTATAGAGGAAGTATTCAAGGAATTGAGCCAACACTTATTAAGGATTCATTGTGGATGCGAACTGGTGAGTATAAAGATTTGGCCGTACGAACCGTTAAAGCTGCCGACTATGAAATTGTTTTTAGGGAGCCAGAAACAGGCAGAGAGGCGAGAATAATAAGATGCCGTCCTGATGGCGATGAAGCAGAGAAAAGAGAGGAAGAAGTTATTGCCATTGATCATAAAATGACAAAGCAAATATTGAATGGGGAGTTGCTTATTGGGTTATCAAAAAGCGATTGCAAAACATTAAATGAATTTCAATATGTCAATAGCTGAATTAAAAGAATTAATATCATGCCTTCCAGATGACATGACAGTAGTCATGCCTCATGGAGATGAAACTTATATAACTGTGTGTTTCGAACAATCAGAATGTGTTGATTTACCAGTGGAAGACGACGCAACCGAAGATGGGTTTTCGTATGTTAGCACATTTGTTTTAAGACCATGCACGTGCAGCGCAGAAGATTTACCGGTAATTCCTGCTGAACAAATATTAAATTGATGATCGATGTCTGACGAAAAAGAATTAGAAAAGAAAATAAAAGTATTAGAGCAGAAGCTATCAGATAAGGAAAAGATAATTAAAGACCCATCTAAGCGAGGCTACTATGCCTTAAATAAGATATTATATCAACAAATAGAATATTTAGAAAACTTTAAGCTCAAAGAATCATTAGAGGCAAATCCAAAAGACGAAAAAATATTTGAAAGAACAAAGGGAATTTGGGAGGGATTAAAAACTATGATAATGGATTGCAGAACGTTAAAGGCAGAACTTAAAATCCCATTTGAGGAAGAAGATAAAGAAATTAAAAAGATATATCGAACAACCCCAGAAAGCATTGCAGATGCAATTGGGAATACGGCAGGTCAAATCCAATAAGGTATGTATCAAAAAATAGAAGGCGACTCCATAATAAATATTCAAGGCTTAGAATGTCATTTGCCCCCTGAAGGATATGTATGGAATATAGTTACCAAGCAACTTGAATATCGCGGTGTTTATAGTCGTTCTGATAACCCATTGGAGCAGTATTGGGAAAGAGAGCCATTACCTAGTTGGTATAAAGACACCATGAAACAATGGGATTTATATGAGAAAAAGAAAAAGGATGGCGATACTGATTTTTATGATGAAGATTTGAATGAATTTATCGGCATTCAATGGGATAAGAGGCTTAACGGAACATGGATAATGATAAAAGGGAAGGCGGTTTATATTCCTGGTAACTATTGGATGATGCTTCAGTGGTGGAGCATAGATATAGGGTTTGTTAAATTCACAAAACCACATCTAATGAAATTCTATTTCATTAATTATTGTATTGAAGACCCATTGTGTATGGGCATGATTGCTATTACAAAGCGTAGGTTTTTGAAAACATATATAGGTGGGTTATTAGTTACTGAATATCCAACACGAACTAAAATGGCCGTTGGTGCTATTCAGTCTAAAACAGGAAATGATGCAAAAAAGGTTTTTGGAAAAGCAGTAGTCCAGCCATTTAAGAAACTGCCAAGATTTTTTCGTCCAGAATATGATATGTCTTTAGGTGTCACCCCTAAAACAGAAATGCGATTTCAGCAAACGAATGTTAGAGGTAAAAAAGCGGAAGATAATATTGATAAAGAAGAGTTAGGATCGATGATAGATTTTCAAAGTGCAGATGCCGTTGCCTATGATGGTCAAAAAATACACGTATATTTTGGAGATGAGTGGGCGAAAACTACAGAATGCAATGTGTTTGATCGGCATGAAGTTATACGGTACTGTTTGGTAGATGAAGAAGGCAGGATAATCGGGAAAGCGTTCTATTTTTCTACAGTTGAAAAGTTGGATAGTGAAAAGGATGGTGTACAAGAAGCAGCCCAGCAATTATGGGATTCTAGCGACCAAACTAAAAAGAATTCTAAAGGAATGACAGAAAGTGGTCTTTATAGATTTTTTCAAACTGCTGATGAGACAAAGTTTTTTGATATATACGGAGATCCGGATGTTGGGAAGACAATTGAAGACATATTAATAGATCGAGAATCTGCTAAAAATCCACGCGCTTTATCAGCCAGAAAAAAGAAAGAGCCCAGAACTATTGACGAAGCATTTAGTTCTGATAGTGATAAAAGTATATTCAATACAGAGAATATAGATACAAGAAAGAAATTTCTTAGAGAGAATCCTATTCAGTTTCGTAAAATAATATTTTATAGAGATGAGGAAACTCAACAAGTAAAGTGGAGAGATGTTATAAAAAGTGATGGAGATTTTTACTGGGAAGTATCACCAGACTTTGATTTGTCTATAAGAAATGATGTTATGAAATTTATGGATAAATTACGAGCGCCAAATAGAGAAGAAGATGGAGTTATATCCATAGATAGTTATGCAAATTCAACAGGCGGTCACAAATATGGAAGTAAAGCGTCTGCGTGGTATGGCAATCGTAAATTGTTTAAAGTAACAGGTCATTTATATGGTAGGCCCAACGAGAAAGATGATTTACATAGCCAGGTATTATTATGTGCAGAGTTTCAGGGGGTAAAAGCTACATATGAATTTGCTGTAGATGATTTCGTGAAATTCTTTAGAGAGCGAGGCAGAATAAAATATCTAGGAATATGTCCATTAGGATTAATTAGCCCTGATGAAATAAAAAAGGCCGGAGAAAAAGGCCCGCATAGGCCATATGGCACGCCATTGAGCCCCTATAGTTTGACTAAACAGCATGATAATGGTATTTCCTATTTTGAACATCATTGTGATTCAATTGATTTTATGGTGATATTAGAAAGAGCGCCGAAGTTCGATCCGTATAATAGAACAAAAGAAGATGCAATCGTGTCATTTTTGATAAATATTTCATTAATGATGGAGCCAATTAGGAAGCCAAAACCACCAGCCGAAAGCCCTATCCGTAGCTATGTAAATACAAATTTTTCGTCGAATTAGCTCAAACGTTGTAGCGGAAGTGAAAATTTCTTTATATTTGAATAACTTTCTCCACAAATGCCTGATATACAGCAACAAAATATTGAAAATTCCGGGTACAGCTATAAAGATTTTCTTCTTTCAAGAAACATCGAAAATAAATTATCCCCTGAATACGGGAAAAGATTAGCCCAAGACATTGAAGCCAAGTATAGTTCAAGCGCCAGTAATACTTATACATTCCTTCGTAATGAAAGGTTCAAAACCAATATTTTATGGTCGTCAGGAAAGATAAACATCTATACAAAGTTTGCTGATTTAACTGGTCTTAACGGGAAGATTAACTACGCGAATATTCGATGGAGCGCCCCGATGTTGGTTAACCGGATTATTACCGGATTGGTAGGACGCTGGATGCAGAGGCAGGAAAAGATTCAGGTAACTGCTATTGACCCCATTTCAACAAAAGCAAAAAAAGATCAATACGAACAAGCGGAATTTGTTTTGTACAACCGGCAGCAGCTTGAAATACTGCAAAAGGAATCGGGAGTCCCAATGGTTTCACCTGATCAATTTGTAGCAGAAGATAAAGATGATTTAGATGAATGGTCTGCAATAGGGAATCAACTACCGGAAGAAATTAAATACGAAGTAGGAACCAATGATATATTTCAATCACAAGGGCTTTTTGATGTTATAAAAGATAAGTTACTACACGATGCTGCCGAATGTGGATTAGTAGCGACGTATGTTCATATGGATGAATTTGGAGTTATTCATGTTGAATGGATAAAACCATTGAATACGATTTACTCATTTTCTGAGTTTGATGATATGCGTGATACCGCTATGCGTGGATTTGTGAAATCATTGAAAATATCAGAATTACGTAAGCGATATGGTAAAGAGTTTGGTGGAAAATTGTCCGAAGAAGAAATATTTAAAATTGCCCAAAGCGCTCAGGAATATCAGCGATTCGATAAACTCACATGGAATTATGATTGGCTGCTGGCTTATATACGCCCATATGATGAATGGAATGTTGAGGCGATTTATTTCTGGTATAAATCAGTAGATGAAGATGGGTACGTGATGACGGTAACAAAGCAGAATAACAGAACATTAATTGAACGCAGACCAAAACAACCAAATAACTTAGGAGACAATCAGGAATACGTAAAGAAAGATAAATGGAATCTTTACAAAGGTGTTTATGCCAGAACGTCCATGACGATGCTGGAATGGGGATTGGATAACAACATGATCCGCTCCCAAGACCCCAAAGAATCCGGTGATGTAGAGTTTCCGGTTAGTTTTTATATGTACCAGAATCAGGATATGCGCAATGTTGCCATACCTGAAAAGATCGAGGAGCCAGTTGAACAAATGATATTAGCTCGGTTGAAAATAATGCAATTGGTAGCTAATATGATACCTGCCGGTGCTGCAATTAATTGGGATGCGATGCAGGAATTGGATTTAGGGTTAGCGGCAGATGGGAAGACTCCAATAGATCCGCAAAAACTTTATCAGCAAACCGGGTTGTTATATTATCGTGGCCGCGATGCCGAAGGTAATCCAATACCAATACCTATTCAGGAGCTTCAAAATGCAGGATTTATTGCACAACTTAACGGGTTAATTCAGCTTTACGAATACCACTACAAAGTTCTAAAAGATGAATTGGGCGAAGATCCTAATTTGTTAACGGCAGCAGTACAACCAAGAGTTACGTCAGAAAATGTTGCGTCATCTCAGCAGCAAGCGGAATATGCAACCGATTATATTTATAATTCGTATGCCCGAATCATGGAGGAGACAGCTAAAAAAGTAGCTTGTCTTTTAAATAATTCAGTTCGGTTAGGAGCTTCTGCATATCGGCATTTAATGAATGAGGAAGATGTAAAAGACCGCCATTTCTCAACCAAGTTTCAATTACTCCCGACCCAATTTGAATTACAGCAGTTTCAGGCATTGCTTAATCAGCAAACTGCCTCAAATCCTGAATTTGCATTATACGTTGATACATTCAAACTAATGCGAATTGCAAAAGAGAACATAAAACTTGCTGAGGTTTATTACCGTAATTCTGTAAAGAAAATGCTTCGCTCACAGCAGCAGCAAAAACAGCAAGATGTAGAGAATAACGCTATGGCGCAGCAGCAATCTGCACAGTTAGCAGCACAAGCAGAACAACAAACGCAGAATACGAAATTAGACCATGAAAAAGAATTAGCATTGTTCAAAGCTATACAAGAAATGAAAGTTGAATTTGTACGTGGTGCATTTCAAGTAGCAGCCCGTGCAGAAAATCCGCAAATGCCTTCATGGTTGACTCCGGTTCTAAATCAAATTATTCCAGGAATAGCGCTACCATTGCAACAAGAGAACCAGCAAATGGTACAAGGAATAATGATGCAGAACGCACAACAACAGCAAATGGCGCAAGAAGCTCAGGCTGAAGGCGAACCAATAGAACAAGAAATGCAAGAGCAAATGCAATAAAAAAACCACCGAATAGATAAACGGTGGCTTCGATAACATATAACCGGTGTTTTGAAACAATTTGACCGGTTGACGCTGACTAAACGTCTAATAACTCAAAATTAGGACTTTTTTTTAAAAGTTCGCTCTTTTTATCAATTAGCCCTTAAAAGGGTGGCCGCAAAGGGAGCAATGTCGTCGAACTGACAACTCTCACAAAAAATGCACGAACATTCCACTTGTGCTTTTTGCGTGGTCGTTAATCTGCTAATTTAGGTATTGACAATAAACCCTGATTAGCTTAATCTTTGGTTAGTGGATAGGCTATAGATTTGTATAGTGCGATAGGAGCCTAAACCAATAATGAGGGGTGCTTTAACTAAATGGTAAGTCAAAGCTGCTCTATAATAGGGTGCAGAAATAGAGTTCGTATGTTTAATATATAAATTAATTAATATGGCAACAGTCAATGCAACCAATACTAAAGATCAACCCGCTTTAAAAGGTCAATCAGTGCTGGTTAGTCTTTCACAAGCCGAAACAATAAGCATCTTGCCTTTATTAGTAATAGGCCAAAGTTGTAATATATCGTCATCCAGCAAAACCGGATATATTGATTTTATTGATACAAAAGGGCACAGCTTTCGAATTAAGCCTCCAATGCCAGTAAATGCTTGTGATTCTAATACACCAGGAGTTTTGAAAATAAACGAATTGATAACTATAACTCTGTAAATCAATAATATATGATATCTCGAATTATAGATGTAACAGCAGATTTCAATGCCAATAATGGAGTTAAACTTTGCTTGTCGGAGTGGGAAACTGCTACTTTTCAGTTCGTTACCCCAACTGGTACTATTTCAATTACCGGCTCGAATGATGGAAATGAAATAACAGGATCAACTAATCCCAATGCGCTTGCGAGTATTAACTATACCACTATTTTAGCCACTAATTTGGCTACTGGCACCACAACATCGTCTGTGTCTGTATCGGGGCTTTATAAAATCACTATTCCGTGTCAATATATTCAATTTGGGGGTGCTTCAGCCGCCGCCGCAAAAGTTTTAATATTTGTAAATAAACCGTATTAATATTTTTTTTATATTTTTGCTACAACGTTGTAGCGATTTAAATTCAATCTTTTATGAGTGATACACTAACCCAGACAGAAAATCAACAAACTCAAACAACAGATACCAATCAAAATGGATTAGGAGATGCCTTGTGGAATGGGACAGCTCAACAGCCCGCAACTGCTGTGCAAGAACCCGTTGTTGATACTACTCAACAACAAGCCCAGACCACAACAACTGAAGGGGCCGCTGCTACAACGACAGCTACCGAAGAAGTGATGGATATCAATGATTGGTTGAAAAAAGAATTTGAAGTTGATAGCGTTGATGGGTTTAGGACTCAGTGGAATGAGCTTCGAAAATTAAAAGATCAGCCAGCACAGCCACAAGAAATACAATGGGCTAATGAAGATAGTAAGAAATTCTTCGAACTTTTTAAAGATGGCAAAGAAGATGATTTGTATAATTTTCTCAACCAGAAAAAACAAATTGAGCGACTTGAAAAATATGATATAACAGATGCAGCACAAGCCTCTGAAATTATCAAAGCAAATCTTCAATTCAAGTATAAAGATTTAGACGCAAAGCAAATAGATCGCTTATATCAGCGTCAATATGCGCTTCCAGAAAGGCCGGTTCAGAACTTGGAAAGTGACGAAGAGTTCGCACAAGTAATCGCCAACTGGCAAAGACAAGTTCAGGAGAAAGAGCAGGATATTATGATCGATGCAAAAATTGCAAAGCCTGAACTTGCAAACTACAAAAGCCAATTAGTTCTTCCAGATATTCCTAAAGCGAACAATGCCGGACAGCAACAAGGCCCAACCCAAGAAGATTTGGCGGCACAAGAAGCATTCCGTAATTCATTTGTTCAAAAATTAGGAACTGATTATCGCAATTTCAAAGGGTATAACACAATAGCAAAAGACGGAGAGGTTGAATTGCCAATTAGTTATAGCCTTAATGATGATGAAAAGTTAGCGTTTAATCCTACTGTTCAAAAAGCTGTTGATAATATCAATACATTTTTGGACAATGATTTAGGTTGGTGGGATGCACAAAGCAATTCCTTTAACATTAATAAGATGCAAGAAGATTTGTATCTGTTATTGAACAAGGATAAAGTGTTTTCAAAACTTGCTGGTGACTCAGCCGCCAAACGTTATGAACATCATTTGAAAGTGTCTAACAACATAAAACTAAACGGTGTAAACAATAAAATGGATATACCAACTGGTGAGGTTGTAAATGAAGACGCGAAACAAAAACAAATGGCAGATACTATTTGGGGAATTTAATTTCTCTAACATTTTAATTTAAAAACAATGGCAGGTATACCTACCTCAAACATATTGCAGCCCGGTAATATATCAGTATCGGGCGGCGCGAACAGAGCGCTTGTATCCCAGTTACAACTTTTAACACCACAATATTATCGTCAATTCGTAGAAAAATACGGCGCTGAAAACTGGACATGGTGGTTAGCTACTTATGGTGGTATGGAAATCGTTAAAAACCGTAACTTTTTCTGGTTTGAAAACCGTGGTAAACTTCAGATTGGTATTCAGTTGGCATCGAATGCAACTGGTGCTACTGCTGGTGCTACTGTTACAGCTACTTTGGCATCAGGATTTCACTATGATTCCGGCACAACAAGTCCGCTTCGTGTAGGCGAAACAATCTACGTGGCTTCTACAAACGTAGGCGGTGAGATATTGACCATTGATACCTCAGTTGCAGGTGCCTTTACATTCACTATGCGGCCTAAAAAATCCACTCAATCATTAGCATCTGCTGGTCAGGCGGCTACATTGCTGGCTACCGATGTATTGATATTTGGTGGTCGTGTGGATGTTGGCGAAGCATCTGGAACAAGCACACCACAAGTTTATCTTACTCAGCGCTACGATAATAATATTACTGAAATTCATGATACATGGTCAGCTACCGATTTAGGCGAAATGACTGATGTGTTTGTGGATAGCGGTGTAAGCGGTGGCCCAATAGCAGGTGCAGCCCAAGCCGGTACAAGTTATTTCACTTATATTGGATTAACCAAAGCATCTCAACGTTTTGTAAATAACGTAGAACGCAAATTGATGATGGGTGATTCCGTTGATAATACCGGATTAGGAACCACTACATCTGTAGGCTGTCAAGGATTTTTTCCTAAACTTATGGCCGATGCCGAAACAGTAGGCTACACTCCCGGAAATTTGGATATCCCATTCCTGCATACGTTAACCCGTGTAATGGATGTAAACGGATGTACGAAACAGAATATGTGGATGAGTGATATTTTCCAAAAACAGGATTTTTCAGATGGTATTTTTGCTGAGTTTCCCGCTGGTGCATTTGTATGGGGACAAGGTGAAAAATCGGAAGAAGCAAGTGTTGCGTATGGTTTCAAGATTATAGATATTGATGGATACCGTTTCCAGACCCATAAATATCGTAATCTGAACACCGAAGCATACACCGGCTTAACACCCGCTACCGATTATTTCCGTAACAGCGGTTGGATTACTCCAATGGGTGAAACTCCGGATGCCAAAACCCCTTCACGCGTATACAAAAACATTACCGTGATGACACAAGAACCTCCAAAGGGCGGATCTATTGGTAATGGTATCCGTGTATGGAACTGGGGTGGTGGATCAACCAATCCTTCAGATGGTACATTAAGGGATAATATTGAAATGGCCTGTTATCGCGCGATCCGCGTTTGTGCAGCAAACCAGTTCATTTTTGTTCCTGGTGTTTAATAAAATATAAAAGGGTACGGTGTAATGCCGTATCCTTACTTTAATAACAAACTGTCTCCATAAAGGAGAGGTCACCCATGCCTTAATTAGTATAAAAACAAAAAACAATGGCAACTTTAAGAGAAGTAGAAAATGCAATGAATGGAGAACAATCCAATGCATTACAAAAAGAAATTGATTATGTTCCTGAAGCAACATTATCAGAAGAACAAAATCCGATTAACATTGAATTTGTAATTTTTAAATTAGCAAATTCAAACAAAGATGGTGGTGTCCATATTCCGGGAATTGATTATGTGATTGATCCCAGAACTATAACACCAAAAAAGCCGAATGGAAATGGCCCTGAAATGATTCGATTGATAAACGGGGTAACTACTATTTGGGCTAAAGAACAAAAAGATATTGATGCCGCATACATCAAAAAAAATATGCGAACAATTTCTTTTCCGAGGGGATCAAGGTTCATAACAGTGCCTACTTGGGATGCCACGCAAATAGATTTCATGAGACACGCAAGGCATAATACAAAAAATCCCAATAGAAAAACTGGAACCAAAACAGAGTATTATGAATATGATCCTAATGAACAGGCCAAAGCTCTTTTAGATAAGGAAATGTTGGAAGTAGAAATGGTAGCATTGGCAAGCCAGCAGCCAATCGAAAAGATCAAGCCACACGCTTTTTATCTGGGTATTAAATTTGACGATGAATACGGAATACCAAAACCAGAAAACAGATTAAAAGCAGAATATATGCTGGTAGCTAAACGTGATCCTAAGCGATTTAAGGAAACGGTAGACTCAGAAGAGGTAGCAATCCAGTTTATGATACGTAAAGCGATAGTTGACGGCAGGATTGATATTTCAAAAGGTGACGGGTATGCTTATTGGGCAGGCGGGGCTAAAATATGCTTATTGCCGAAAACAGAAAAGCCATTAAAAACACTTACTGAATTAGCGATAACAAAGAACAAAGAGGGGAGAGAATTTAAAGAACAATTAAAAAAAGTTACAACATAAAAAGGAGGTAATTTGTGACAGTTGATCAGATGTATTCATTGTTAAAGTTTATAATAAGGAAAAATCAAAATGGTAATCTTACGCCACAAGATTTTAATCTTATTGCAAACAGAGCATCTTTCAGCTATATGGATTACCTGCTTGGTGAGTTTCAGAAATATATTCCCGGAAGGCCAATGGCACCAGCTACTTTCGGGCAGAATGAAGATATACGGCAACGATTAACTCCTTTTATAACAACACCAGTGACTTTGACTATTAATGGAAGCACTGGTGTTGCTCCTTACCCAGATGATTTTCAGTCCGATGATGCAATGTATTATGGGCAATATAATCGGCGTGTAAAATATATCCAACAAGATAGATTAGACTCGCATATCAATAGTGTGATAAATCCAATTAGTCGATTCCCTTGTTATTTATTGGTTCAAGAAGGGTTTCAATTCTATCCGGCAACATTAGGGGCGGCAAAATTAAGCTACATACGTACGCCAGCTACTATTAACTGGAATTATACAACAGACATATATGGTCGTCCAATTTATAATCCAACCGGTAGCGTAGATCCAGAATGGTATGATATCGATGCAATGCAGGTAGTTACGCGTGCATTGGCTATGTTGGGTGTTAATTTACAATTGAATGTAGTAGAACAATATGCAGCAATGATAAAAAATCAAGGTGATTAATGACAAGACAAGAGTTTATAGAGCGACATAGAGTTCAGATTTATGGGGGATGGCCCACTGATGATGCTGAAATAACTGACGAATTAGTTAACAGCTACATGAGTGATGCTATTGGTCTGGCCGCAAAAACATGCTGGAAAGAATCTATTCAGATTGATGGGATTGCGTATTTAAACAATAGTTTCTATACAACATTTTCAGGAATAGCAATCAATACAGATAATACAGATAATTTATGTTACCAGTTCGAATTACCACAAATACCATTCGGGTTAGGTAAAAACGAAGGACTTGCAAAAATTCAATTCAAAGATTCAAATGGTTTTGTTTCGCAAAATGCAATACCATTAAGCATGAATCAAATTGGATATGCAGATCGGCAACGACCAATTCCTGGAAAAATAATTTATTGGTATGAAGGGAATATAGTACGACTTAAAACGCCGTTAATTATGACTGAATATACAGCTATAGTTAGAATGGCAAGCGGTGGCAACAGTAGTGATTTGGATAGTGAATTAAATGTCCCTGCTGATTACTTTCCCGTAATCGTTGATTATATTCAAAAACAGTTAATGATAGAAAGAGCAATAGTGCCTGATTTATCGAATGACGGAACTGATATAGGAACTTCAATAAAATAAATTTATGGAATATTACAAAAATTATTCATTAGATAATTTATCTGAAGTCCACGAAGGCATTTTATATAACGAAGAATGGAAGTCAATATCCGGATATGAAGGATTGTATGAAATTAGTTCATTTGGTAGGATAAAAAGCTTAAAAAGGAAAGCGAATTCAGGATTTAATTCAAAAAGAGGTGTAAAAGAAAAAATATTAAAACAAGAAATTAGCGACAAGGGATATTTACGAATAGTTATTCAAAAAAATAGAAGTAGGATAAAAAGATTTGTGCATGTATTAGTAGCCAACGAATTTGTTATAAATAAAAACAATGGCCCTGAAGTTAATCATTTGAAAGGTAATAAATCCGATAATAGATGCTGGATGATTGAATGGTGTACAAGAAGTGAAAATCAAAAACATGCAATCAAAAACGGATTTTACACTGTAAAAAAGGGTAAAGATAATAGTAGATATGGCAAGAGAGGGAAAGAAGTACCACATAGTAAACCTGTAATTAAATATGATACAGAAAATAAAATAATACATGTTTATGATTCTATAACAGAAGCAGCAATCGAAAACGGATTATGTAAACAGAATATATCTAAAGTGTGTAAGGGTGAAAGAATATATTGCGGTGGTTATTATTGGAAATATAAAAATTAATATATATAATGATTAGACCAATACGAGATAATGTTTTAATAAAGCCATACATGTCTGATTTGGTAAGTTCCGGTGGTATTATCGTATCAGAGGCGCATAGAGCACAAAGCCAAAAAGTAGAAGTTATCGCCATTGGTAACGGAACAAAGAAATACCCGATGAATTGGAAACCCGGTGATATAGCCTTTAGAATTAAAGATTGTGGTGATCAAGTAATAATTGACGGCGAAATACATTTTATAGTAAAGAGTAATTGGCTAATAGCACAATTGAATTAATATGGGACAATACCGTGAATGGATTGAAGTCGAAGAATGCATTACTGACTATATGGATGAAGCCGAGTTATCGGATCATAAATATTGGAAGGTATGGCATTTGGCATTTCGGGTAATGTCTGAATTAGGTTTGGATTTCTTTTATAAAATTCAATCATTCAAGCTGCCTATCAATTCAAACCTTACAGTACAATTGCCATCAAATTGTTTAAAGTGGACAAAGATAGGCGTACTTAATTCGGTTGGTGAAATTGTTCCGTTGACATACAACGAGAAGTTAACCAGCTATGCGCAATTCAGTTCCGATCGATTACAGAAAACGCAAGACGATACTTTATTCAATCTGTTTCAATTCAATGCGCCAATATGGTATAATTGGTGGAATGGGGCGGCATTTCAAACATTGTATGGATTACCAAGTGGCGCTCCATTCGTAGGCAATTTTAAAGTAGACAATAGTACCGGTGTGATATTGTTGAATGAGAATTACGGATACGACTATTTAATGGTTGAATGCGTCGTATCTCCGCAAGAGGGACAGTCTTATTATGTTCCTATTCAGTTTAAAGAAGCAATGATAGCAGGGCTGGCATGGCTTGATATTCGTTCCATTCCATCAAAGACACATGTTAATAATTCTAATGTTCAGATGAGAAGAAAGGAGTTTTATAATCAAAGAAGATTAGGATGGGCAAGGTATAGACCTCTAAATTTAGAAGAGGCATATTCTTGGTGGCAAACTAATATGCGCATGTGCGTACGTTCATAATATGGCAATATCAAAATACATATGCAGATGCGGCAATAGAACCGATAAGTTAACATCCTATTTTATAGGAGGAATAAGGGTGACCGCTTGTGAAGAATGTGAAGGTGAGTTTAAAAATATAAAAGATGCTGTAGCTATAGATTATGATGAAGTAAAAAAAGATCAAAGCAAACAAGTAATTGATACAAGAGAAAAATAATGGTTCAAAATTTCCCATTTAGCGGATTTTTAAATTACGATGACCCAGACGAGGTGATGCCGGCAATCCATCATAATGCTGCGCGTAATGTCGTATTTAAAGGTACTGCTCCTAATTTGCAGGTTAGGAATATGCCTGGAACCAGAGAAAAAACAAATCCTTTCTTAATAAATGATGGCAACAATTTAACCATAGGGCGATATTATGATCCAATCGGTAAAAAAATATTTACGTTTAATTACCGTGGGGATGACAATAAGGCCATTTACATGTATGATACTCTTGCGGCAATATGGTATAGATTAGTTGAAGGTGGCATAAATGCAGATACTGATGTTTTAGGGTTTACAGATACCGGAATAATTTACAACATAGATATTATATACGGAGATAGTACGCAAGGCAATATCTTATGTTTTACGGATAGCTATGGAGTTCCGAAGAAATTGAATATTCAACGGGCTGTAAACGGTGGCTACGGAACTATCAAAAAGTCATACTTAGATATCGCAAAAGAACCCGCTGATATACCTCCATATACAGTATATGAAAATGATGTTTCAAATACCGTTAATAATTTAAGAAAAAAACTTTTTAAGATAAAAGAAAAATGGGTATTTGATGATCAGGATAAATCAGTAACAAGTTCGCAGGGTGAGTTATGCTTACCGGCATCTGCTTTTGACCAGCAAGTAGATACTGACCCAACTAAGAATTGCCGGATTGCAGTAACATATCAAACGGGGCCAGCCAATGTTAAAAAAATAGAGTTATTGGCTGCTGTAAGTTTAGGCAATGTATTTTCTGATTACTTTTTAATTGCATCAATTGACAAAGCTGTAGAAAGCGTTCCTGATAATGACATAGCAACTTATTTATTTTACAACAATCAGGCATATAACTATATTAATGTAGAAGAAAGCAATCAATTGTTTGATTATGTGCCACAAGTTGCAGGAGCGCAGACTATCATAAATGGGAATGTACTTACTTACGGTAACATAACTGAAGGATATGGTAATCTTACAAACTTCAGCAATGGCACTACAACAAGCAATTTAACATCAGGTCAAACCGTATTTTATAGTGGTATATATTTCACCAGATTAATAGCTAATCAGGGGGGTAAAAGCGGTTTTGGGTCAGGGAACATACACATAGTTGTTCGTGGTCTTGTGCCATCTCCATCTTTTGCGCTGGATACATATACTGTGTATATGACTGACGCAAGTACAGTTACATACACACTGTTGGTTGGTGATGACGCAGCAGCGGTAATTGAGGGGTTAAGAGTTGATGCATTATCAAAAGGGTATACTATAATCAGTACCGGAGACAATGATCTATATATTTCCAAGACGGGGATAAGTTTAGCAAGGACTTTTATTACATCAAACTACTTGTATAACTCAATTACGAATACGTCATTAATGGCGTATGATTGGTCAAGTAAGCATGGATTTGGATTAGTTTATTTTGATCAAAAAGGCAGAACAAATGGTACAGTTTATACATCAGGGTTTTCAGTAAGTTCTATTGCGTTTAATGAAGCAGATGTAAGTACGCCATATATAGCTAAATTCAACGCTTCTATTTATCATCAGCCACCTGATTGGGCGTATTATTTTCAATGGGTACGTACTAAAGACTTATCAAAAAGCAAAATACAACAATGGATAAGTGATAGGACATTTAAAGATACAGTGGCAATATCAGGCGTTATTAAATATGCTTATGTAAGTATTGAATCATTGAATGCGTTTGTGGCAGCGAATCCAGGAAGTCCATTGGGGTATGCCTTTACTGCCGGTGATCGGATTAAGTTTATGAAGCGCATTAATGCAGATAATACTACTGCTAATATTTATGGAGATACAAAAGATTATGAAATTGTAGCGTCATTGGTAGATCCAACTATTAATGGAGAAACAAAATCAGGCCAATTCGTAAAACTAATACTTCCTTCAACGGATGGTAATTTTGATTTTGGAACAGATGGATTTGCTAATTATTTAATAGAATTATACACACCTGCCCAATCAGTAGCTAATAATTTAGATGTTTATTATGAATATGGCGAAAGGTATGCAATAGGAAATCCAACTTTAAGCACTCGTTTTCATCAAGGGATGTTGCAAAACCAAACTACTAATTATGCAACTCCTGCAACTTATGAGTTTTTTAAAGGCGATTTCTATATAAAACTAAGGGCTGTTCAAGTTGGTAATGTTTATACTTTCAACATATTAAATGGCACATTAACAGCAGGAAGGTTCTTATTTGGATTAAATTTTGCCGGATCAACATATACCGATTCAAATATAACTGCACAAAGTGTTTCTTTAGCTAATATAAGTGGTAATACCCCAAGTGGTGGAATTACCCCATCTTCTGATACGAGATGGTTTTTAAAGGCGATTTTGAATACTACTTTTCATATTAAAGGCACCATTATAATAAACTTTACAACTAATGTATCAGGCGACACATGGAGAATATTTACACTGAATAGATTTAACGAAAGAATGTATTTAGCCACGTTTGATGCTTCAACCGCTGGCACATATACGTTTTCAATTGATACATATATTACGTTGGAAGATGATAGAATATTTCTAATTGCAGAAGGGGGCGAACGTCCGGTAACTATCCTTTCCAGTAACATAACTTTTACTATTGATCACGTCATTTCACAAAAAATGATAGATCAAAACTTTTCAGATTATTTCCCAAGCGCAGTAAATTCAAATGGCCGCGCATTCATTTATGATCCAAATGCTGCTCAAACTACATTCCCTGTTATGTATCGGTGGAGTTTAGCATATCAGGCTGATACTAATATAAACCAAGCCAATAGATTTTATCCGCAAAACTTAGACAATGTAGACCGAAGATTTGGATCACTTCAAAGAATGGCTACATGGGATAGGCTGCTTACTTTTTTTCAGGAAAGAAAATGTGGGCAAACCGGCGTTTACCAGAAATTCATATCTGATGGTGCAGGCAGCCAGCAGTTAGTTACAACTACCAATATAATTACTGATAATAATGTTCAATATTATGCAGGTAATTTTGGTGTCGGCAATCAGCCGGATAGTGTTGTTCAAAGTGGATATGTTTATTATTTTGTTGACCCAATCAAAGGAAAACAATTAAGACTAAGCAGGGATGGCATCACTGATTTATCTGAATTATACAAAACGCAAACGTGGGCTGGTCAAAATATCCCCCCTTATCTAACAAACAGAAATTATCAATTTGGTGGATTTGCACGAATAACAGGAACTTTTAACGTGCGCAAAGACAATACAGGAGAATATTTATGTGTTTTGCAGCCGTGGACATTAGGAAGTGACAGCTTTGCAGGGGAAACAATGGCCTTTGATGAAGGGAGAAATTGTTTTACATCGCCATATGACTTTGCGCCTGAGCAAATTATTTGCGCAGAAAATGTATTGTACTCCTTTGTACAAGGGAAAATGTACATACATGATGCGATAGGGGCTAATCAAATGAATACATTCTATGGACAATACTTTGATCCAGAAATAACCAGAGTGTATAATGGTAACTTAATTGAAAAAAAGAGTTTTTTGAGTGTAACCGAAGTGGCAAGTTCAATATGGGATTGCCCAGTGATAACTACTAATAGCATGAGTTATGGAAGCACGCCACAACAAAGCAATTTAATTACACAGGATTTTGAAAACTTTGAGTCTAATTTTTCAGCAGCATTTTTAGGAGACGTGAACAGTGTAAATGGATTGGAGGGCGATAGCCTCAAAGGAAACCTTATTAAAATAAAATTTAGGGCACCCAATGCAACTAATCTGGTTACTTTGAGTGCTGTAAATGTATACTACATCAATTCACCGCTAACAAATAGGTAGTCTATGGATCCAATGATGTTACAAGCGATAATGGGTAAGGCTGAATCTACCAAACAAGGCATTGGTGGGCTTATTCAGGCAGGGATAGGGCTATTTGGAGGTAGGAAGGCCCGTAAGGCGTTAGAGAACTTACAAACACCTGTTTATACACCTGCAAAATCAATATCTGATTATTATGCCGAAGCAAAAAACAGATATGGCATTTCTCCATATGCAAGCACGTTGTATAAAGCAACACAGCAAGGAATAGGGCGAAATATAAATCAGGGCATATCTGCATTACAAGATAGAAGATTGGGAATCGGCGGTATTTCAAGTCTTATGCAGGCAGGTAATGATGCTACACTGAAAGCGGGGATTGCCGCAGAACAAGAGCAAAACCAACGATTTGGTCAATTAGGGGCCGCAAGTCAGGCTATGGCAGGAGAAGAAAGGCAAGCATTCAACATAAATAAAATAATGCCATATGAGAAAAGATATAATATGCTTGCTATGAAGGCGCAAGGATATAATGAGTTGTTAAATTCAGGGTTGAAAAATATATTTGGTGGAAGTCAGGCCGGAGCTGCATATGGCAGCGCATTGGGCGGCATGAGTGGAATGCAGGGGCAGCCAAACCCATCTTATGGATATGGAGCAGATAGCAATTTGCCAGCGTCAACATATAGAGTACCATTAGCAAAATATTAAAATAGGGATGGCTATAAATTATAATATTAACCCATATTTGGCCGGAAACGTAGTGATAGATCAACGCCCCTACGTTCAATTCTTCCAACAGCAGATGGCCCAACGTCAAGCAAAACAAGACGCTTTGGATAATTATTTCCGTGATATGGGTAAAAATATAACGCCTGCCGGAATGAGATCACAAGATGTGGGAGGGTTAACGCAAAAAACAAATGAATGGAGGCAGTTCTATGCTCAAAATAAGGATGCTATTATGAATCCACGTGTTGATAATGGTAAAGCATACACGGAATATATGGCCCGTTATCAGGATCAATTAGCGCATATTGAGCAAAGCAAAAGAGCATTAAAAACAACAGATGAACTAAATAAAACCAGACTCAATCCACAAACATCATTCATCTTAGACGATCCTACTATAGTTGATAAAATAAAATTACATGATCTTCCAATCGGAGATCAGAATCGGCAAGATATTGATATAGCAACGTTAGCAGTACCCCCGAAACCGTGGGATATAAAAGATCGTGAAGCCTATAGTAAATATCTAACAGCAGGATTGCAATATAATGAAACACCAGGAGCAACCCAATATTTGCCAGGATTTAAAACAAGAACGCCAATTACAAAACAATATAGCGATGAAAATTTAGCTGTGATTGGCAATAGGGCGGCATCAGCATATGACACCGATAGGGCATTACAGTTTCAAACTAATAAAATAGTGAAAGATGTAATGGATAACCCACAACTACATGATCAGTTAAACTCTATTTATAGAAGAGTTTATGGCAAAGATGTAGAAACACCAAAAGAACTACTTTCGGCGCAGTCAATGTTAGAAGAAAACAGAAAGTCAATAGAGTTTAAAGAGGGTGAAGATATATTTGGTCGTCAAAAAGCTATGGAAGCCATTCGTTTTGGGCATCAAAAAGAATTAAAGAAAGGCGATCAGGAGGCTGCTGATAGTTGGATCGTTAATTTCTGGAACAACAGAATAGGCGATGCTAAGTCAGGTCAGCCAACGCCTATCCCCGATCCGGACAATCCACTTACCATAAAAATGGCATATGAAATTAAGCCCGATGCTGTCATGATGAAAGGATTGGCACGAAACAATCAGGAGCCTGACAGGGTATATGTAACTGCTGATAATAAAATAATGCCTGTTTTTTATAAGTACAAAGAAGATTATGATGAAAAAACCGGCAAAAAAATAGGTGTATCAATAAAGACCGATGTAGGTGGTAATCCAGAAATAGACAAGGATGTTAGTAAGCCAATGGATTTAGATCAGGCTTATTTGTCGCTTGGGTATAGAGGCGAAACAAAAAAACAACTTAGTACTACCATGGGTGGCATATATTCTAAGCCAGCACAAAAAACAGAACAAAAGTATAATTTAGATGGTAAGACATACAGCCATTCTCAATTGAATAAGATGGGGTATTCAGACGCAGAAATTGAACAAGCAAAAAAAGCAGGACTGATTAAATAATGGCCGAAGAAGTAATATATAATCAAATAGAAAACGGTGGTGACCCCGATCCTTTAGGGTTGAGGAAAAAGTTAGCTATCAAGCAAATTGCACCTGATCCATTAGGATTACGGGCTAAACTTGTTACCGAAAAACCAGTAGAACAACCACAACAAGCATTTCAAATCCAAATATCACAGCCTACTTTTAAATCCGCTCCTGCTCAAATTACAAGAGAATTCACCGATCAAAAACAAAAAGACGAATTAGCTCCTTTAAAATTAGAAGGCAAAGCAAGAGTAGCGCATGAGGCCATCCAAAATGAATTAATCGGCAATAAGGATATAAAGGCAGATATGATTAAGCAACGCCGATTTGAGCAAGCGGCCTCAAATATATCTGTGGCTAAAACTGATATGCCGAAAACTCAGGCAGAAATTGACGTGCAAAGACTAATTCCACAAGCAACCAAGCCGCAAGACCTACCTATTACTGATGAAGATTTGGCAAAAGAGGATATAGATATTCAGGCTGATCGTGGTAAAGCTATTCGTATGATGGAAGAAACCATGAAAAAGTATCCTGAAAAAGCAAAAGAAATTCAAAAAAATTTATATACGATTGATGCATTTAATTCATTGGAACTAGATCAACATGATAGAGTTTCAAAAATAGAAGATAATGCAAAACAAATATCGAAAGGTAATTTAATATATGATGCAAGAAGCAATAAGCTAATTAAGCCATTGGGCTTAGTTGGAGGTGCTATTGAAGGGTGGAAGCAAAAAAGCAAATTATTTGCCGATTATGATTTTTTGAAGAATACAGAAAATGATGCTGCTATTGCAATGGATTTAGAGGATAGAAGAAATAGGCACGATATGGATGAACCGATTCCGGTGCCAAAAGGGAAATTGTCTGAGATAACACAAATGTTAGGAGGTACACCTATTAAGCCAATATTGGGAGGGGCTATTGCAAGTTTTGGAGGGCCGCAAGCAGGGATGGCAGCAGGCGCAATTATAGGTGGACGTGAATTTGCTAAGTTAGAATACGCGTCCACGTTCCAGCAGGTATACAATGAATTAAGAGGTCAAGGTGTTGAAAAGTTCGAGGCAGTAAGGCAAGCGAGAAGTCAGGCCGAACAAGCAGCAGAAGTTGGAGCGGTAACGGGTGGTGCTATGGGTTTGGTGGGTGCTAAAATAGGAGTTAAACCTATTGCTCCTATGCCGTTAAGCAATTCATTTAAACAAGCTGCATTTAATGTTCTTAAATCAAGTGGTCACGAACTTGGCAACGCTGGTTTAGAAGGATTGGCAATAGGGGGAGTAGGCGCAGCGGGGCAAGTATACAAGAATCAATTAGCAAAATCCATCGGCATTGACCGCCCATTGAGCGAAGGGGTAGCCGAGCAAATAGAAATGGGATTATTGGGAACAGTTGCTATGGCAGCAGCTATTAAAGCAGGCCGTGGGATGACTAAGCCTAATTACAGAACGTTGCTGCATGGACTTTCGAAGATGCCAGATGAACAAGTGAATGGAATGTTGCAAGAGAAAGTTCAAAGCGGAGAAATAACCCAAAAAGCCGCTGATGAAACTCAACAAAGAATCAATGAGTATAAAGAAAAAGATGCTCAAATACCGCCAAATGTAACTGAAGAAGCCAGATTTAAAATACAGGACAATATTGATAAGTTGAATGAATTAGAGCAGCAAAAAGAAACTACTCACAAGTCATTACAGGAACCAATTAAAGAAAGGATTGAGAAATTAACTAAAGATAATTTAGCCTTATCAAAAGAAATAGAAAAGCCAATAAAGCCAGAAAATGGATTAAGCAAAGATCAGGCAAAGGAAGCTACTGAAATTGCAGAAGAATGGCTGCATGAGGGAATATTGCCCGACACCTATGAGGAAATGATCAAAAAAGATCCAATTGGTTTCTGGAAAATGATTGCTCAACAAGCACAAAAAAGAGATGAAAATTGGAGGCCATTATCTGAAGCATTACCAGAAGATGCAGTTAGGGATCAATTTGGAGATACGGTTGTGGATTATGCTAAAGAATTGTTCCCTGCACCGGAAGTCAAGGAACCAACAATTTCAATTATTCAACCAGGAGAAATAAAACATCCTGAAACTATAACTATAAAACCACAAAACGATGCCCTTCCTGAGAAAAGTTCATTAAGTTTGCCAAAAACATATGGCGAATCAAAAAGCAACCAAGACATCTTTCCAGAAAGGTCACAAACGCAGCCAAAAATCAATAGAGAAACAGCGGCAAACCTTATTGGAGAAAATGAAGCAGCCAGATTACAAGCATCCATTGACTGGTTGGATGCCATCGAAAGCAACAATTCAGAAAAGAGCACAAACGCGGAGGAAGAACTCATTAGGCAGTCGATGGCAAAGGAAGGACAAGTCGGGGAGTTATTGGGTAATAATGACAGAGGAGGGGAGGCGTTACGAACATCGGGTAATTATGGAAAAGAAATTGGGGAGGAAGCTAAAAAAGCACGAACACGTCCACCACAAGAATCTGAACAGCTTAGACAACGATCCGGACAATCTGGAACTACTGAGCCATCAGAAACATTCGGAACTTCACGGCAAATTGAAGGGTTGTCAGGAAATGAAAAGAGTAGCCAGCTTTCGGAGTTTGAAAAAAGACGAGTGGTCGAAGAAGTACAAAAATTGCCAAAATTGCGGAACAATACAGAAAAAGCACAGAGCGCAGGGATTGTGCGGCACATGTTGGAGCAAGCATTACGAGAAGATCCGTCCAAAACGAAACAGATAATTGATTTAGTAACTGAAAATCTACCAAATCATGCCCTTCGCGAGCGAATCTCAAAGGAAATTTCTTTGGGCCAAACATCCAGAAATAGCCCGTCGATGGGCGCACGAATACCCGAATCAGAGGAAACTGCCAATGCACAAAGCCAAGAAGGAGCCAGCCAAGAAGGTTATGGTGCGAGTCAAGAAGGGGTAGGAGCGCCGCCATTGCCTCCGTCTGAAGGGAAAGGAATATATGTTGAACGGCCATCTACGCAATTAAGTTTCCGTGGACTTCAGGAGGTTGCCAATGAATTTGGTTATGAAGATGTAAAAAGCCGTGACCGTGTTTCTGATATTCAGGAAAGAAAGAATGCAGAGATTACAACGAATGAATGGGCGCAAAATGGAGAATACCAAAGAAACGTTGATGATCTATTAAATAGGATTGAAAGCAAAGAACATGTGCCAACCGCAAAGCAGCGATTGATTTTAGAACAGTATTTGGCTAATGAATCACAAAAACTAAGAGAAACACCAAGAACTTCTCCCGAATTTGATCGGCAGCTTCAAAAGGTAAAAAGAATAAAAGATATTGGTCAAATTGCCCGACAAGAAGCTGGCGCTGCTCTTAGATTGCCGGAAGGAGGTTCGCGCCCGCATCCTGTTAATGATTTGACGGATGCAATGGTTGCTAAAATGGAAGCGAATGCTGTTGATAAATTAACTGATCAACAAAAGGCAGACGTTGAAGCGCAGGTGGACAAATACAAAAAAGCAGCTGATGAAGCAGCTGAAAAGACTGCAAGATTGGAAGAGCAAGTTGCAAAATTGGAGGCTGATAAAGAATTTAAAAAAGTAAAATCAGCGACCAAAAGAGAGAAGAAAACAGCAGCAGAAAGAATTGCTTATAGAAGAGGTGAGATAGAGGCTGCCCGTGAAGCGCTTAGAAAATTGCGTACTGGTGAAAGTGGATTGTCCGCTGTTCCGTTGCCCGGCGTAAGAGAATTAATGGCAATTGCTCCGCATGTAAAAAACATCATGGTTGACTTAGTGGCACAAGGCGTAGATAATTTACAAGACGTAGTAAGTCATTTGCATAATGAATTTAAAGATGTATTAGAAGGCTTAACCGAAAAGAATATACATGATATTATAGCTGGTGAATATAATGAAAAAGGAAAGCCATTATCTGAATTACAACGTCAGATAAGAGATTTACAAGATGAAGCAAAACTGATTAACCAATTGGAGGCTTTGGAAAATGGGACTCCACCAAAAACAGAAAAAGCCAAAAGAGAACGCAACCAGAAAATAAAAGAATTGCGAGATAAAATAAAAGGATTAAAAGCAGAAGATGGAGCCGAAGAATTAAGAGCCATTAAAAAGAGAAATGAACAAACCGAGAAAAAAATAAAAGATAAAATACAGAAGGGCGAATTTGAAAAAGAACCAAAGAAATCTATTTTTGATCGTGAAGATGTAAAGCAACGCCATCCAGAATTAAGAAAAGAAGCATTAGACGCTATAGCCAAAAAAGAAGATGCCCAACATGAATTTGACTTAGCATTATTCAATGATGAAATGGCTAAAAGGTCAAAGTTTTCAAAAGCAGTTGATTTTGGCGGCAAATTAGTTCATACAAGTAAAGCATTGATGGCTGGCATAGATGATTCGGCTACGTTTGTGCAAAATGGGTTGGTTATGCTGGCTAATCCAAAATTAGGGGCAAAAGTATGGCTGAAACACTGGAAGGAAGCGTTCAATGATGCAGAATTTAAACGTGAATTGGCTGCTATTCATGCAAGGCCGGATTGGGAGATAATTAAAAAAAGCGAGCTTGATATAGTAGAGCCGCATACAGCCGCATCAAAACAAGTAGAGGAAGCATTCGAACAAAATTTATTAGCAGGCAAAATAAAAATAAAAGGTGAAGAATATCAACCATGGAAATATACTGGTGGCATATTTGAACGTGCATTCACTAGTATGGGTAATAATTTCCGCTTAGGATTATTTGAAAAACGGATGAATATGTTAAAAGCGGAAGGAAAGACATTTGAAAGTCATCCACAAGAATATAAAGATGCTGCAAGAGCTATTAATGAATTGACAGGAAGGGGTAAAATGCCAGCAGGATTGGCGCAGGCAGCACCATATGTTACACCGTTCATTTGGGCACCACGTCTTTTGACTTCTACTATAAATACATTAGGATTAAGTGATTTAGTATTAGGTTGGAAAGGTAAAGGATATTATCAAAATTTAACCCCGACACAACGCAGATTCGCTTTAGGGCAATTAGGTCGTGGTGTGGCTATGGGAGTGGCGATAATGGGTGCAGCATCATTAGGGGGAGCGAAGGTTGATTACGATCCGAGAAGTGTAACTTTCGGGGACATTATAGCAGGTGATCATCACTATAATGTTTTTGGCAGATATGTTCCCGTAATCAAAGCATTAGTACAAGCAGTTGGAGGTGTAAGAGTAAGACAAGGAGGTGAGCAAGATTTGGATAATCCAAAATACGGGGGCAAAACACGTGTAGGGGTAATAGGCGGTTTCTTTAGGGGAAAGATGACACCAGCGGCAGGGGCGGTATACGACTTAGCGGAAGGAAAGAATTATTTCACGCAAGAGCCGTTTGGGGTTGAGGATTTGCCAGCAGCATTACTAACCCCTCTATCGGTAAAAGAATTAAAAGAAGGATGGCAAAATGATGGTACATGGACGCTTTTAAATAGATTCTTACCTGCATTTGAAGGAATAAAAACATCAGATGAAAGGGATTTCAATAAATCAAGAGGCGGCAGCGGAGGTGGTGCAGGAGCAACACAAGCAGTAAAAGCAAAACCAACAAGACCAGCAAAACCAACTCGTCTACATAAATAAAAATTAAATTTTATGGCAGAGAAAAAAATAATGGTAAAAGTAGCACCAACAACCGGTGATCCTATAAAAGGAACTGGTGAAGTAAAGCAAACAACATCTTTAGGGGCCGGAGGAACAACTATTGATAGAGATATGGATTTGCGAGATAGATTAATGGAATTAGTTGGTAAAGGAAACATATTAAACTCAGATGAAAAAGCTGGTATTTATAGTGACTTAACAAACTTAGTAGGACAAAATTCAGCCCAAAAGCTGATGAATCATGCATACATATTTAATACACGTCCCGATATTCAAAAGCTACCACTTGAAGAAAAATTAAATGCATTTTATTCAATAGGATCTAATGATCCATACGTACACGATGTAATTACAAAGACTAAAGCATTAGGATATGGAGTTGGCCCCGGATTTAGAACATCCCATAGCCAAATAAATCAGCAGTTAGCAGGACGTATACCCGTAATATCCGCTACAGAACCAACAGAACAACAGAAGAAAATAATGATTCGGGTAAAAAAATAAAATAGTATTTTTATTCATATTTTAATATCTGATTTATGGCGTTTAATGGTGCAGTGACTATTAGTTCGTTAATTACTCCTGGGCAATTTGTGATTACGGATGCATCTACTGGCTCAGACAGTAATTTAACAGGGAGAACGATATCATTATATCAAGCAAGCGGTGATCTGCTAAATGGATCTACAATAGATTGGCCACTAAGTGAAGGAAGCACGAAATCAATAAGTATAGATGTGGACTTATGTTTATTAATCGTGGTGCAATGGGCCTCATCATCTCCTTTACCAGCCCCTTCGACATATAGCACTTCTGGATTATATTTGTTTAGAGGGTATTCACTTCAGTTTTTAGATCAACAGATAGGTGCCATTCAGTCTAATCCAAATATATTGCAAGACACCGGTTTTCAGAGTTCACTTAATTTATTGCATAATGAAATAAATAATGCTATTCAGGCGGCAAGTACAGGGCAGCAACTTAGTAGCCAACGGGCTTTATCATCGATTCAAAACTTAATAGTTAATCAAACATTTTATTTCTAATGCCATACACAACCACAGAAGTATTAGACATTGCTGAAATATGTCAATTCCTTGCTAAAAATGACGAGGTGAAAGGAAATTTATTTCGTGGTGGTTATGAAAGAATTGGACTTTCAAGACTAATTTTCATGGTTCGGGACGCTGTTCAGTGGTTATTTGATTACAATCCATCAAGCAGTAGTTTATTGGGGCAGACTAATTTTCTGTTTTCGCTGTGTCAACCATTTGTAGGTCAAGCATTACAGATAATAGGTAGTGGTGGTAGTGGAACAATAGTAAATCCTGCAACGGGTGTGATATCAACAATAATAGCGCAAACCATAGAATTTGTAGTTGGTGATGTTGGAGCGCCTATTTTGAATGGGCAAACAAGTATGGTATTAAACTATACCTCTGTATTAAGCAGTAGTGTATATATTTCATTGGATGGAGTGGATCTGCCGGTAGGTGTATCTGATAGGATTTCATTTAATGTTATATATACATCAAATAATATAACAATCACATTTAATCAGGCAGTAATTACTGGACAATTGTATTCTGTTCGTTTTCTGCAATATATTGCAATATGAAGTATATAATTTATATATCATTATTTATTTGTTTTGGTTGCACATTGAACGCGCAACAAACATGGCCGAGTGGCATTCCAACGCAATTTAGTACTGGTTTTTTTAGACATGGATATGATAAATCTGATTCAGGAACAATCGTAGCATTACGAGATACAACATGGTTCCCTAAATTTAGTGGAACAATTGTATTTCGTCCCCAAACAAGACTTCCATATTATTATGATAGTACTGCATTGAGATGGTATCCAATGATAACTTCTCCATCAGATAGTAGTTTTTATTATATTGATTACATACCTCAAACTACAAATCCATCGTACAGCGAAGGGAGATTATTTTATGATAATGCGAATAAGACACTAACCTTATTTGATGCTATTCAAGGAACTTCATTGCAGATAGGGCAAGAAGAGTATGTTAGGGCGCGGAATAATACAGGCTCACAGATAAATGATGGCTCTGTTGTTTATTTTTCTGGCTCTACTGGACAAACTCCTACAATAGGATTAGCAAGATCAAATAATGTTGTTACCTCAAGGGTTATAGGAATAGCAACGCATAATATAGCCAATAATACTGTTGGTAAGGTAACTACTTTTGGATTGGTTAATGACATTAATACATCATCCTTCTCCGCAGGAGACAAGTTGTACTTGAGTCCAACGACTCCGGGAGCCTTAACTAATGTTCAGCCGGACGTACCCAATTTCTCTGTCTTTATTGGATATTGCCTTAATTCTCATGTAACACAAGGAAAACTTTTAATTGATCCGCAAAAAACCCTGATAAGCATTTCTCAGCTAACGGATACTTCGTTTATTGCTAGAATTGATGGTATTTCGGATACAATTAGGATCAGGGTAAGCGGAGGCAGCGGAGGAACAGTTACAAGCGTTGGGCTATCTATGCCATCTGCATTCAATGTAAGCGGATCACCAATAACGGGAGCCGGAACTTTAGCAGTATCGGGGGCCGGAACTACATTGCAATACATTCGAGGAAATGGCACATTAGCTACTTTTGATACGGCAGCAATATCGAACTTTTATCTAAAAGTACGCGGTCTTTTATCTGGCACATCACCAATTACATATAATACTACAACAGGGGCGATAGGAATACAAAATGCTACTGCATCAGGAACAAAAGGGGCCGCTACGTTTGATAATAGTTATTTTACTGATAATGGAAGTGGAACTATTTCTTTAGCAGACTTAGTAAGCGCAGGAGCTTGTATTAATTGTCAATTGAGTATAGATCAAAAAGGGCGCATTACATCCTATTCAGATGGCAATGAATTGGCTATTTACAATGCATCCGGCGCAGGAGACACACTTGTTATTGGAGATGATACCGTAAAAAGATTAAACTTTTCGTACGGGCTAATTTCAACGCCTACAGCCAGTAATATAACAGTAAAGGTAGATACGTCTGCAATTGCGACACAATATGATCTTACTCAAATAAATTTTACGAATAGCAATATAGGTAGTGGATATAGATGGGTGGTGCCAAACACAAATAATATTAAAACAGTTTTTGCCAGTAATACTATATTATGGGATAGCACAAGCAACTCAAATGCTTTAACAGCAAAAGCAGACACATCAGTACTAGCAACACAATATGATTTAACTTTAGTTGGTAATCCTGCAACCCCTTTAAATTCAATTCAATATAATAATGCTGGATCATTCGGTGGGGATAGCCTACAATATTATCCTTCACAGAAAAAAATATTAACATCACAGGATTATTTTCAATACGGACGACCCGTTAGAGGTTTTTTTCAAGATAGTGCATGGAATTTTACAACTGGTAAATTATGGATGGTATATCCGAGAGGGAGCGGCGGAACTGGTGCAGATACGTTGCAGCCATTTTACGGTGCAATGGATAATACATTATATGATGTAACGCAACCAGAAAACCCCGTGTATACCTTATTATCGTTTGGTGCTCACGGTGATACAAAACCATACGCATCAATCCGATTGGAACAGTCTTACTATAACCATACCGAGTATCATGCTTTCGTTACGAAATCACGTAACATGCCCAACCCAAATAATGAGACAAGGAATTGGTCATGGTTTGTAAGCCAACTTGATGGATCTGCCAACTTAACAACGCGATCATCAGATAACAGATGGAATCTGAGTATTGAAAATAGTCCATATTATGACCGTGAATATGCGGTACTCGATCCATCGCATTTTAAACTGCAAGCGATTAATAATCCGGGTGTGATTGGTTGCTACGCCGGATATTTACAGCAATGGTATATGGCCATGAATGTAGACACCGCATCAGGAGGGACTGCTACATTAGCGGCTGGTGGAGTCGGCCAGCTGAATATTGGATCTGATATTGATCTTATAATCCCATCACCCGGAGTTGCTACAGGTGTTATCCAATCAAAAAAACACTTCTATGTTGACGGTAAGCAGGTACGTTTATTCAACTTAGCAAATAGCACAACTGCATTTGGTGTCGCATCATCAAGTCAGGGATTAGTGTTTCAAGCCAATACGGATGCCAGCGGGTTTGCTGATGTAAATGTTATAGGTAAGCAATTTATAAATAAGGATAATGCAATCAGCGCATCAGATCGAATGTTCGGCATATATAATCATTACAATACCAATGACAGCATATTCCATGTTAGGGGGAATGGTAATTTGTGGACAAAAGGGCTTGTTAATATTCAAACCTTAAAGACAACCGTAACGGCTCCTGCCACTGAAGGAACTACTAAAATGGTCATCTGTGATACAAATGGATTGCTTTCGTATACCGATTTACCAGTAGCCGCAACCACATTATATACAGGAGATGGAACAGTTTCTGGAAATAGGGATGTGGATTTAAATAATCTTAATTTAACATTTTCAGATGTAAATACATTCAGGATTAATTATGATGCGTATGTTCAGGCTAAGGCAGACGGAACATTTCCTTATACGAGTGCAATAGTAGCCCCTGCGCAACAGTTATGGATTGGATATACCCCTACTGCTGGAACATTTAGTAAAGGATCTGGAATAGCAATAGATACAAATAATAATGTTGCAATTGGCACTTCTACGCCTCCGACTACGGCTCCATTATATGCAGATGGTGCCGCGTATTTACACGGATTACAATCTGGGCGTGGTAATTTTTATAGGGTAAGTGATTTTAGTGCAGATCATACAATGACAAATGCAGAGTATTGGGCAAACATAGATGCGTCTGGGGGCAACGTAACAATTACGCTACCAGCGGCATCTTCTGTATTTGGATCATCGATGGGGATTCATTATGTGTTTAGGAGAGTAGATAATACGCTTGCAAATACTGTAACTATTTCAAGGTCTGGTAGCGATACCATAAATGGAGCAACGTCTACTACATTAACCGCCCAATATGAAGTAAAAGAAATAGGAGCAGTAAGCACATCAGCATGGGCAATTAAATAAAGACTTAACCTGACCGTAGAATATGATAAAAAATTTTGGATATAAAATATTAGCAACCGTATTATCTCTTGTATTAATAACAGTAGTTGTAGTCTCGTTTACACATCGTGCATTTGACCCGTATCCTCCAGGGGCTATGATGGCTTATGGTGGATCATCTGCTCCAGGTGGATATCTATTATGCGATGGAAGTGCCGTGTCAAGAACAACATATGTTAATTTGTTCACCGCAATTAGTACAACGTATGGAGTAGGAGATGGAAGTACTACCTTTAATCTACCAGATTTGAGACAAAGATTTCCGTTAGGTAAGGCGACAAGTGGAACGGGATCTACATTAGGAGGGACGGGAGGCGCAATTGATCATACCCATACAGTAACACCAGCAACACTACCTAATATTAGTTTAGTAGGTGTTGGAGCGGGAGGGGATGATACGGAGGTAACAAGCGGGACAGCCAATCCACCATTCGTAGTGGTAAATTTCATCATAAAATTCTGACAAATGATTACCCAATACCCGGACTTCTGGAAAATATTATTAGGTAATGGTTCTTTAGGAGCCTTTCTTGCATATCTTGTTATAGCTTATTTCGCAGCTTGTGCTTCACTTCTTTTTGAGGCCAGCAACAGAGATATAGCCAGTACTAACACACCCGTAAAATGGAGTACTAAATTTCTATTAGCATCTAATTTGCTTCGCTTAATAGCTAACTTTCTTGCTATCCCATTACTCATAAGAATGGAGTATGAGTACATAGATATGAAGTGGATGATCTTAATAGTCATAGGAGAGGGAATATTAATAGATAGGGCGTTTATGTTCTTAAAGAATATTGGGGTTATGGCTTCCGATAAATTCGCTTCAAAAATTGCAAGTAAAATATCAGAAAATGATTTAATTGTAATTAAAAAACAATAATATGTCAGAAAATAAACCAATAGAAAAAGAAGAAATTATTAATGGAGAAGAAAATTTATCAATTGAACCAGAATTAGAAACTGAAGAAAGTTCAGATGAAGGAACTGCTACAGAAATTATTGATCCTGCCAGCGATGATAGCGGTGGATCAACTCCGCCACCTGAAAAGGGACGTGGTTAGTATCGTTATATTATATCTATCATGGCCCATATGTCTTATCCATAGATTATGGAATAATTCAGCCCCTGAAAAAGTGAATTGGTTTCTTGTGGATGTAAGAAAAAACGGAAAAGTATTTAAACAAGACATTCAATGGTATTTTTATGATACCGGCAATATTTTATCGTCGTTATTTATAATTCTTTCATTCATACTTTTAAAGACCAAAAACCGTACTTATACTTTATCGCTCAAAGTTCTGTTAGTTATCAATATTATTGATTTAATACACTATTGGACATGTTTCAAACAAAGCGAGCTGGTAATTTGGTTGGAGAGTATGTTGATGGTTCTACTATCATTGTACCTTATAATTCAAAGAAAATGGAGAAAGGACTTAAAATCTGGCAAGCCCTCGTTTCGTTAATTTTATTGATAATCACATGTGGAACCATGATTGTTAATTTGGCCACGAAAATAGAAGCACAAAAGGTAAAAATAGAATTTTTAGAAAGTTCTCAAAAGGATATAAATCTACTACTAAGGGATAAAATACAGTCAGATAACCAAGAGTTTGGCAAAATACGTGATCAGCTAACTGAAATCTTAGTCCAGCTCCAGGAAAAACAAAACAGAAGGTGAAATATTTAATTTGTTAAATCATGTGATTTGTGCCATATTGCAACATGCTTTTTAAGAAAAATGAATTTTCAAAAGCTATAAAGATAAAAAGGGTAGATAAGTTAAACATAGGATTGCGGATAGCATCCGAGCAGATCGGTATAAACTATACTACGCTGTCCAGACTTGAAAATGGGCAAATGCCGGATTTACTTACCTATCAAAAAGTGTGTGAATGGTTAGGCGCAAGTATGCATATATTTTTCAAATCACATTAATTATATAACGTGCAATTAAAAATACATCCCGCATTAGCCACTATCCTAATAGCCGGAATAATTATTCTTATTTTCGCCTTAATAAAAGGATGCAGTAATAACCGTCAAGTAATAGCAGTTAATCAAGAATTGAAAACAAAAAATGATTCACTTCAAAAGAGAATAACCAAAGATAGCATTCAGTTCAGTGATAATAAGAAAGAGTATAAAATATCATTGGAATTGGCTAACTGGCAAGTAGAAATAAGAGACAATCAACTTGCGAAAACATCTGTAGAATTGGATGCAGCCAATAAGCGAATTAATATCCTACTTGACAAACACAAAGAAATAACACCAGACTCAGACACTTCACATACGTATGTGCCAAATGATTTTATAGTTGATTGCAATGGTTGTTTTACTGAACTAGAAAATGGTCAGAAGTTAGTACAACAGTATAGATTAGATAATGAGCAACTTAAATTTTCATTACGTGTTAAAGACAAATTACAAACAGATAGAATAGGCCAACAAGAACAAGAGAAAGCCAAATTATCTAAAAGCCTTCAGGATTGCATGGAGATAAGTAAAAAGGCGCAAAACGCATCAGCCCCCAAAGGGCAACTTTATTTCTCATGGGATGTACTTTGGAATCCATGGCCTTCCTCAGCTGGTGTGGGCCTAATGTATCAAACTAAATACCGTGTACAATATGGGGCTACTTGGTATTATGGTCGTTATGGGCAAATGATACAAACACAGATGAATTTACCTTTATCAATTAAAAGAAAAATGTTTTAATTATGGATAAGCAGCAACAAAAAAAAGATTTAATTCCTTACTTGATTGTAGGGGCACTAATCATTGCAATTTTTATATTCAGCATTTGCGTATATCTGAATAGCACAGAATGTTATGGCCTGATGGGAGGCCCTCAAAAATGTATTACCGGATGGGAGACGCTTAAATTGGAATGGCCTTCATTCTGGACATGGGTTACCATCTGTTCAATCATTGGCGCTGCCTGCTTTGTTGTTGCCGTTTACAATGAAACAGGTGCCGGTAAGCTGGGCAAAAAATTAAGAGGAAAGACCAACATTACATGGGTGCTCATACTGCTGTCGTTATTGCTTTTCACCTGTCCGTGGGGGAAGGCGTGTACTGATAAAAGTAATGCAGGTATTACAGCTCCGGGACATAAAGTAGAGACTACAAACAAATGATTTTTTTAGATAAAATACTAATAATCACATTCCTTTTTGCTATTATCGTTTGGCAGGCACTACATCAGGCCCATCTATTTAAGCAGAACAAAACAATTTCACATTTCTGGAAAGGCGTTTGGTATGCATTGGCTGTAGGATTAGCTACCATCCCATATATTCTACTTTATGATTGGTGGTATGCGCTAAAAGTTCCTTTAATTGGAATACTTGAAAGATTAGCTTTGTTTGATTTTACATTAAATATAGCGCGTAAAAAACAGTTATTTTATAATGGCGAAGGATCAACAAACAGTGATACAGATAAGGTAGAAAATAAGTGGCCGCAATGGGTTGTATACTCCTTAAAAGGGGCTTATGTAGCTGCCTTTATTATTATCGTAATATTTATTAAATGATCAATCGCACACATTTTTTCGATACGATACGTTCTACGCTTTTTAAAGGCTCATTAAATCAGGCCCAGGTGCGCGGATGTGAATCAATCCTTCGAGAGTGGGAAAGTCGGGAATTAACGGATTTACGCTGGCTGGCCTATATTCTTGCAACCACATATCATGAGACAGCTAAGACCATGCAGCCGATCGAAGAATACGGTAAAGGGAAGAGCTACCGTTACGGCAAAAAAATAAAACGCTCAGGTGTCGCTTACAATATGCCGGACAAAATATTCTACGGTAGGGGTTATGTTCAGCTAACGTGGTTCGAAAATTACGAAACGATGGGCCGGTTATTAGGCATTGACATACTCAATAACCCTGAATTGGCGTTAGTGCCAGAGACTGCCGCAGCAATCATGTTCGAAGGCATGACTAAAGGCAATAGCAACTTTGGAGATTTTACTGGTAAGTCGCTCGAAAATTATTTTAACGATAAAAAAGAGGATTGGGTAAATGCCCGGCGAATAATTAACGGAGTAGATTGCGCTAAGATGATTGCAGATTATGGGAAAATGTTTTATAAGGCTATCTACATTGAATAATATTAGGCCCATTCATTAAGTCCATTTTTTGGTTGTTGTGCCGCAATATGTCTATATTGCGGCCTTTTTATTTTAATGAAAAAAGCCCAGACAGCGAAACAATTCGAGAAATGGGGAAAACTACCTAAAACTGAAACCAAATGCTTTGCAACTGTAGATACAACTGCATTAGTCTGGGCTTAATATATTTAAATGTTTTTTAGCGCTTCAATTGTTTTGTCCATTTCAAGTAGGTTGCTGTCTTTTTCTATTTCTTTTCCCATTTCATGACGAATAGTCAATGTTAATGCTTCCCATTGAGATAATGTAAATTCTGGAACAAACATTTCCCAACTATAATGGTTTCCTTTCCAAAATAAATGAAATGCATCTTCTTTGTAAGAATCAATAGATCCAATAGCGGACAGTTGCCGAGCGCTTCCTTCAGGAGTAAGCCACAGCGTTTTCTTTGTACCTAATTCATCTACATCTGTATATCGTACATACTCTATTTTAATTCCTTTATCATTAAGGTTATACTCTAATACGTGTATTTGTTTTCTTAGTTGTTCAGTGGTCATGATTTAATATTTATTGTTTAAATATTCCTGCGCTTCTTTTCTGGACATTGGTTCTTCATGATATACACAAATGCTCCCATCTTTATTTAAGACAGTTACACGGCCTGTTTCAAGGTTTTTAATATAAGAGTAACCGGCCATGCCTCTTACCGCCTTGCATCCATTACGGGGGCTACAACTACCAAATAAAAAAGATATAATAATAACTATAATAGTAAAAGCAAGAGGCGACAATATCCAAAAGTGGATTGCTGATCTGTGGTATTTGTGGGGTGTGCTCATGATTACCATCCTTTTCTTTTTTGTTTTTGTAAATATTCTTTTAGCCAACTATTCATCCATCCTGATTTAGCTTTAAAGCGTTTAAAACGAGAATGCAATAAGTTTATTTCGGTTAAATTATCGGTACATATAGTAGGCCAAATATCGAAATAAATGGTATTAAACTTTTCGCCTTTTGCTGGCATCCAATCAAAAATATCAGCATATACTATTTTTAGACGCGGATCGTTGAATTTGGGAGCTACCAAATCAATTACATCTTGATATTTTTCAATTATAATTATTTCAGTAATGGATTCATTTTGAAGGATATTATTGATAATTAACCCTATGCCCAGTCCAGCTATCAAAACTCGTCCCGTAGCATTTTGAATGAATTGTTTATTGCTAACTCTTTCCATTCCCGTATCACTCATCATTATTTCACCGTTCACCTTAAGCCGAACATATTTCCCGTCACGTATAATAAACATTGGATCTTCTCTGGCATTCCTGAAGTTATAAATGAAATTATCTTTAGAATTAAATTCGAATGGGGTAATAGAGGCAATTCCTTTTTCAGATTTATCTGTAAATATTTTATCAACGCCAATTACCCCATAATACATATCATTTGAGGATTTCATAAATTAGTTTTTGACCATGATTTAATTAGTTCCACGTCCTGCTTGTTCATAAAGATAATATAATGCTTATATGCGTTTCCTCTGGAATCTACTTTCCATGAAGCAGTAAATCGTGAAATGATTTGATAATGTGTTGTAAATAGCTTCATAAACACCTTGTCGTTATCACATTCTATTTTTGCGTATTTAGCGGTATAAGACAATGTGGTTTCATCTGCAATTATTTCCTTGGCAGTTTCCCCACTATCCATTTGAGCGGTCGAAATACGTGCAAAATGGCGGGCAGATTGAGAATGAGCTTTCAAATAAAAGGCTCCTAATTGAGCTATAACCAGGAATAATACAATAAGATACTTTTTCATTTTAGTAGATTTAATTTAGTGAGGAAATTACATCATAGTCGATGCGTGTATCAATTTGAAATAAAATAAATTCCCCATCAATATTACCTAAAAAGCCATCGAATTTAAAATCAGATATCAAATACATATCTTTTAATAGAAGGCATATATCCTCCCCGTATACGCGTCTGGCATCTTGTTTACCTGCCATTAATATAGTTTGTCCTGAATTGAATAGTGGATAATAGTTTATATGGATGGGGAATTTCATGGTTATTTGAATTTAGCAGTTATAATATTTTTTGCAGTTACATTTTCAGTTTTGCTTTCATATGAAAGCCTGAAGTAAACTGTTTGTGCGCTTTCTTCTTTTTTATTCCCGTCAATTGATTTAGAGCAGGAAGTAAAAATAGTTGTAGCTACAATAGATGTGATTATTAGTTTTTTCATGTTGTCTGAGTTTTTTAATATGTAATAATTGGTGTGGGAAGGGTTATTTGTTGTCTAAGCCAAATAGATAATTGTCTTCCTATTTCTTGCATACTGATATCTTCTGATTTAAATCCATTGAGTTTCAAACATGCTATACCTTGGGATGGGGTGCTATCCCAATAATAATGGTATGTATTCCCATCCGTTAAGCAATGAAATATCATTTCTATATTATTAGAACATTGTTTAATGGATTGATGATATTCTTTTATATAAACTTCAAATGGTTGGTTGTCCCATTTTGTTTTTAAAAGAATTTTTTCCCCGATGTAATTCATAAGATTTTATTTAAATGATGTAATAAAATAAGTTGTCCCATCTGCTTTCTTAGCTTTTTCAACGAATACCGTATAAACCCCACTACCAAAAGGAAGTATTACAACTAAGTCCTCCCATTTCTTAAAGTCAAATGATACCGATATTGTGAATTTACCATCGTTATCGGTATCCTCAACTGAGAAATGAAGCTTAAGCCGGTTATCAGGTAATATCGTTCCTTCAAAATAGTTAAACTTAACAGCCAATGAAGTTTGGGAAGTCACTTCTAAAAATCCCATATCTGAAGATCCTGGTTCACATCTATCTAGCGGCTTACTTTTGATTTTAGTATTGGCAACTGCTGCTCCCGGCAACCGTATTATAGTAGGTAAGTTAGGAGGCAGTGAGATAACAGAATCTTTACCGAGCCATTCGAATTTATGTGTAACTGTACATGATTGTTTATTTGTGGCATTTAGAACGTACTCACCATTTGAGTAACCAATATATTCCAGCTTACCGAAATTGTTTTCAGCGGATTGACCGCCATTACCTGATTGTGCCATTGATAAAATAGGGAACAAGGCACAGATTAAGATTGTTAGTTTCATGTTTGATTTTTGAGGTTAAAAGTTATAAGTTATTAATAAGTGACCTAATTATATCCCCGCCGTATGCGTTTTTTGTTTTTTCTATAAATTGGGCTACCGTCATGCTGGCATTTAGGTCAATCCCGTTTTCTTTTACCCAATGTTTTTTCCCTAATTCGCATGAGCCAGTTAGAATAGTATGCCATTTATAGAAGGCAGCATTAGGGTAGGATATATTAGGTTTAAATTGGGATTTAAATTCGGCTATAGCGGCATCTCGATCAATAGTTGAGTAGTATTTTAATTCAACGGCTTCATTTGCCTTAGCAATCGTTTCTCCGTGAGCAAATAAATTGCCTCTTTTGACGACATACATTTTGCTATCTGAAAAATCAGACGCATTAATAACTGACACTAAGGCTATATTGCCTTTTATGCTATCAAAGACGCAGGGGATCTTATCTATATAATAGACATTTTTATTCCTAAACGAATGAAATATAACGCCGTCGCCGTTGCCGTTGCCGTCGCCGTTGCCGTTGCCGTCGCCGTTGCCGTTGCCGTCGCCGTAGCCGTTGCCGTAGCCGTAGCCGTCGCCGTCGCCGTTGCCGTCGCCGTTGCCGTTGCCGTAGCCGTAGCCGTCGCCGTTGCCGTTGCCGTAGCCGTAGCCGTCGCCGTTGCCGTAGCCGTCGCCGTTGCCGTAGCCGTCGCCGTTGCCGTCTATTTT